TGAAACCCTATTCTCTGAGTCTGGAGCAGTAGCTGTGCCAAAGATTACTTGTTCTGTGAGTAAGTTTCTTGAAACAATCGCTACATTGCTTGAGCCATCATCAACAATTGGCTGAACCAAAGTGACCGCAGACTTACGATTTTCAAGAGACAAGTCTCCTGTCTGAATTGTAGCAGTAGAATTATTGCCTGTAAATGTCACAATTTTGTTATCTCTAACACCTGCAAGCATTAACTTACCACCCACCCATAGACGAGAATCTAATGGTGTTCCTAAAGCATCAATAGAAGCACTAATCGCATCCAAGCCCTCTAAAGTTAAAGATGGGCTAGAAGTTGATGCAATTCTGTCAATATTTGTAGTTCCGCTAGACCATTTCTTAGTCTGGAAGTTATAAATCAACAACTTATTGACATTACCGCCTTGACCTTTAGCTGGATAAGCCCAGAAAATGAGTTTTCTAAATGGGTCTACAGCAGCCGACATATTGTATAAAAATGACTCGTCTACATCACTAAAGAAGAATCGGTCTACTTTTTCGCCACCAATAGAGAACACTTGCTGTCCATCACAGGCATAGAATCCATCATCAGACAAGAAGAAAGTCGTGCCTTGATACTGAATTACTGAGTTAGCCTCATAACAGCCTAGGTTTCTAGTGATATTGTCAAACTGGAATACGAGTGGACTGCCAACATAAGACATACGGTAGATTGACCTATCCATCAAGATTAAGCCAAATTCACCACCTGTAACACCTACGACTGTGCCACCATCAGGAATCTCTTGGAAGTCTGATTGAGTAGTTGCTGAGTCTGTCCAGCTTGTTTCATCATTCAGAGCAGACCATTTAACCCTAAAAGGCAATGGAGTAGTCGCATCATAAATATTGGCAGAAACCACGAAATCTCTAACAACTGTCACATAAGTAGACTTTGGAGCATCAGCAGCCAAATCAGCCCATGCAGTAGAAGTTCCTAGTAACCAGCCTTGTAATTTGTCTTTACCGTTAGCAGCAATCAATCTATTGCCAAACTGAGTAAATCTCCAGCGACCATTAGCCTCTGTCGTATAAGTAGCACCTGATACATCATCTAAGGACATATCAGAAGTATCTAGCTTGTAAAGGTCAGTTCTGCCACCTGCAAAGATTGTGACAGTACCATTAGGGTTTCTACCAGCTACCACATTGTTTAGGCTTTCAGCAGCAGAATCAGAGTAATCCACAGCAGCAGGAATACCGCCATAGCCTACAGCTCTAGAATAGACATTATCTGCCTTAACCAAAGCACCAGTTACAGAAGGCTGGTCTGGTAGCCACTCACCAAAAGTTATGCGCTGATTTGCCATTGTTTATTTCCACTTGTTGAAGCAGTCCAATGCTCTGAACCTGCTGATATTTCTGTCCAAGAATCATTGCTTGCATTTACATCTGTCCAATTAGAAGTCTCAGGAGTTTCTGGAGTCCAAGACTCTGAGCCAATTGAATCTAAGCTCCAATTATCGCCTAATATTCTGCCTACGCAACTAACAGTAGCTGAGTTACTAATTGAGCCTGATGCGCTAAATACTGCAATTGCTGTGCTTGATACTGTTGCAATGCCTGTAATCTCTGCAATGCCTGAGTATTCAACACCGCCCAATGCTGTAACTGTAGATAATCCATTAATCGCTCCAGTAGAAGTTCTTACTCGGATAGAACCACTAGAAACTGTTGCAGAGCTAGTAATCGCTCCAGATGAGCTTAATACCCTTGCACCATTCGCTGTAACTGTTGCACTAGCAGTAACTGAACCAGCTCCAAATCTGTCCCTGTAGCCATTCGCTAAAACAGTCGCTATTGAGTTTATTGAGCCTGTGCTAGTCCTTACCCTAATCGAGTCGCTAGATACGCTTGCAGAGGCTGTAATCGAGCCTGATGCGAATCTAATTACATCTGCATCTGCTGTTACTGTAGCTGTGCATGAAACTGCACCTGTAGAAGTCCTAATTCTTACTGAATCAGAAGCAACACTAGCAGTTCCTGTAATACTTCCTGCACCAAATCTATCCCTAAAGGCATTGGCTGTAACATTAGCTGTAGAGCTAACAGAGCCATCACCATAGTAAATCCAAGTGCCAGCCTCATTGTAATAAGGGCTATCTAATGAAAAAGCCAGCCCATCTATGCTTGTGCTAAATAAATCTAGCTGTTCAAGACTAAATGGTGATTGAATATCTGCTGGCATGATTTATCAAGCCAAAGTTACTGATAGGCTACCTATTGCAATCTTGAAAATATCGCCAGTTTCAATAGTCTTAGATGTATCTAAAGCTGTATGGAATAACAAGTTACCAGAGCTAGAAGCATCATGGATACCGATATGAGAAACAGTACCCCAGTTAGCTGTAGCTTGTGCGAACTCTACTGCTGCGCTGTTTGTAGATACACCATTGCTAGGTGCGCCAAAAGTAACAGCCACACGAGCATAAGAGCCACCTGTTACTTCAGTACCAGAGCCAGCATCTGTAGGGTCAGAAGTAAAAAGACCTACATAAACTGTAGCTGGGCTTGTGTAGCTTGTGTTGCGGAGAACTGCATTAATAACTGCGTTCTCTAGGTAGTTTGACATTTCAGCCATGATTTTTCCTTATCTGCTTGTTAATTGCATTGTCAAAGGCACTCCAGAATACTCTGAGCCTTCGTCTGATTCGTTAATGTTGTTTATTGCTCTGTCGTACAAACTAATCCATGTCTGCAATCTTGCATCATTAATTAGATATGGCTCTGCCTCTGCTAATGCGCCATAAAGTAGAGCATCAGGGTAGTTGGCTAAGAATACATTGCTTGCATTGCTGTCAGACAATACTGTAGGTTTAGCATAGTAAAGAATCTCTAGTGTTCTTGTGCCATCTGGAACAGGAGCAAAAACGAACTCTTGAGCTAATACTGTGTAATAGAATGGCTTGCCAGACTCATCTGCCCTAGCATCTCTTGTGAAGGCACTAGGGGACAGATAAGTTACAGGCATCCTTGGGTTTCCTTGGATATATAAATCTCTAACTTCAAGAAAATCTGTAGGCAATGCTATCTTGGCATCACCACTAGTCATTGGAGAAGTGGCTGATTTCAACATCTGTCTTGTTCGCAACTCTCTAGCAAGACGAGTTTCAGCTAAAGTAATAAAGTCTGGGATTTGAGAAGTCAAATCTGTACGACCTAGGTAATTAGCTACTGTGGTCTTTAGTGCCGAGTAGTTTGTGAAAGCCATGTTTAATCCATCTCTATATTGTGCCACCCATACTGATAAGACCCAATGTGCTTAATCTCTTTAGACAAATCGTGGTCTACATAAGTCTTATATCCTGCATCACTAGCTTTAATGCAGAAGTATATGTCCTCACCTAGTATCTTATGGTTTGGCAATTGTTCAAAATAAAAGTAGGGCTTTTCTATGCCCTTAATAACCTCGGCATCAATGAGCATTACCCCACAGCCGATTCCATCAACTACCTCAATACCTGTTGCCTCTTTAGACCAGACTGGATGCCATACTACATGGTCATCAAATACTTCTAGTTTCTTAGCTGTAGGCTTTACTGGCTCAGACCTAGTAGTAGCGTTTACCCCTACTATGCCTTTATTGTGCTTCAATAAGCGAATAAGAGAGTCGTTAGGGAATCTCATATCTGCATCTATAAATAGGACATGGGTACAGCCATCTTGCATTGCTGTTTCTACCATATTGTTTCTTTGGTCAAATATCAAAGTTCCCATAGATGTATAGAGCTTAATCTCTATTCTTGAGTTTTTATTTGTATAGTTCACCAAAGCAGCCAAATCAAAGGCTGTTCCTACTTCTACCTGTCCCCTCGCAGGGATACATATACCTACTTTAGACATTTCCACCCCTTGTTCTAAAGACCACATTATCTGGGTCATTTAACCATCTTTTGAAAGCTGGACTATCGACAACTGCGTAACCTCGCATGATGCCTTTTTTGTTTAGCTCATCAATAATGATATTAGGGATAGTAGCGACTTTGTTTCTAGGGTCTAGTATTTCTTCACCCCATCCACCTTTGCCACTTCGTTCATTGTATTGTGCTTTATTGGCTTCGATAATAGATGTCAAATCGACCTTGGTCTCAATGATTAATCCACCATCACCATCAGCATATACTTCTTGATTTTGTTTGAGTTTGCCTAATCTAGACAAGTTGCTCTCCTAAGAAATTAGGGGTGAGTTTCCCCACCCCCAATTCTACCAACTATTTAACAATAGTCAATTAAGCTGCGTTAAGGTCAAATACTCCACCATGAGCTGCTTCATTGCGAACTTCCAATGTCAATTCAGCCAAGATTTGAGTCTTGTCGCTGTCACCAGCTTTTGCCAATTCGATAGTCTGGAATGGGCGCAAGTAAGCTAATGCTGCGTACTCTGGGTCTAATACCAAAGCATCACGACTACGCATAAAGCGGTTAGGAACAATGCTGATTTGACCGAAGTCTGACTGATAGATGTCTGCACCAGCAAGGATAGTTGCTTGACCAGATACAGGAGCTTGATAGCGTTGAGCTGCCAAACCTGTGAAGCCAGAAACTGTCTGCTTGAGAGCTGGAGAAACCATCAATACTGAAGGTGTACCACCAGATGCGAACACTTCACGCACAACTTCTTTCAACATAGCTTCTGTGAAAGTACGAGTTGTATCAGCATCAACACGAGCTGAAACACCGATAGTTGTAGGGTCAGCACCAGCAGTAGTTGTACCAGCACCTACTGAAGTGTTTGTCTTGATGAAAGACAACAATGATGACATCTTACGAGCTGTGTTAGTACCGTTACCAGCAACTGCAGCTTGGTTAGCAGTAATGATAGTCTCGATATCACGCTTGATTTCAGCAGAGGCTTTAGCCAACTGATAAGCCTTCTCAGACTTACGACCAGCCTTGTCTACTGACTCCAAAGTGCCAGAAACTTGAACTGTTTTACCAACGATTTGTGTCAAGTTGCCAAGACGAGTTGTTGGTGACATTGTTGCAGAAGTAGCATCAGCACCTTCAACTAAAGCGTTAGAAGTAGTAGCTGCAGCCAAGCTGTCAGTCTGCCACTCGTGGTTTACAGCAGTAGCTTTAGTCTTACCAATAGATGACATGATTGGTGTATCTGTTGGAGAGATGTTGTAGATTACATCAGATAAATCTTCACGCTGACCAACAGCGTCATATTTTGTATATGTAGGCATTTCTAATTTCCTTTAAATAAATTTTTCAAAAAGTTTAGCAGCATCTCGCTTATTGCCTGATTGCTTCAGCTTCTGAAACTGCTTTTTAGTTGCTTCTTGCTCAGATGTTCCCTGTGGTTGAGATGCACCAGAGCGTAAAGTCTTAGGAGCTTCTGATACCTTTTTAGTGGCTACAGACTTGCCCTTCATCAACTTCTCATATTGCATAGCCTTGTAAAGCGTTTGGACTGCTCTAGCATCATAGACATTCGCAAGTTCTTGGTCTGAAAAGCCTATAGACTTTGCATACGCTTTAATTTCCTTACGAGCCATGTCAGCTTTTACTTCATCCTTAAACTCAGGAATCCACTCCTTGAGTTTTTGCGCTTCTTGGGCTAAATGTGCCTTTAGCTGTTCTTGCTGTTCTTGCGACTGCTGTTGAGCAATACGCTGTTTCTCAGCTTGAACTGCTTGCAATTGCTTTTCTCTCTCACTTCTCTCTGCGACCTTGATGGCATAACCAATAGGGTCTGACTCCTTTAATTCGGCTAGATTCTCATTGTCAGAGGGCTGATTGAGCATCTGTTCGATTATTTGTAGTCTTTGAGCGTAAGTATCACGCAACTGCTTTGCTTCTTCGATTTTCGCTCTTTCTGCTTCCACAGTCTTGCGAGTCTCAGCCAAAGCCTGAGTTTTCTTTGTGTAATCCTTTGTGCGACTGTAACCTTGTTGAAGCTCCTCTAAGGTGACCTCAATTTCTTCATTGTCTACTTTGACTTTGAATCGCTGTGGTTCTTGGGTTTCTTCTTCTTGGTATTCAGTTTCTTCTGCATTTTCATCTGTGTAGTCCTCTGAACTATCCTCGGCTGAATATTCAACTTCTTCCGATTCCTGTTCTTGTTGGTCTACCTCTGGTTGAGCTTGCGCTTCCTCAGTAGGTGAGTCCATCAAAGACAAAAATGCACTAGCTGCTTCGTTTACACTTACACTTCCTTGCGGATTGGTGTCACTCATTTTATACCTCTCGGTTGTTTACAAAATCTTCCATTTCTTATCTTTAATCTGCGTATCGTCTGCGATAGCTTGGATGCTAGATAAGAGTTCTTCAATAGCCTTATATTTTGTTAGAGACTTCTCTCGAAACTCAACATCATCTTCATTGCTATTAAATATGTTGTTTTTATACAACAGTTTTTGGTTTTCCACAAGTTCCATAAGAAACTCGTCACTTAATAATACTCTGGCTCGCTCAGATTTGTTCATAGATTTGGAATGTTAGGGATACTTGTTAGTCCTGCACCTACTTGCATTGCCTTGAACTGAGCTTCAGCTTGGAACTCGGCAGTCTTTAATTCTAGGTCAGCAGCAGCTTTCTCTCGCTTCAACTGAATCTCTGCCTGTGCTTTAGCCATCTGCAACTCAATATCTGACTGAGCCTTTTGCTGCGCCAACTGCATTTCTTGCTGTGCCTTGGCTTGGTCAATCTGCATCTGAGCCTGTGCTTGAGCCATATAAGCCTGTACCGCAGGGTCTACTGGAGCTTGCTGTGGCTGTGGGTTAGCAATAGCTTGCTCTAGCTCTGGTGGAATCTCTTTGAAGAACTCTTGAGAATCCTTAAATCCAGCAGCTTCAATGAATCTACCCAATGTCTGACGATACTGAGTAATTGTCACTAGCGGATTGTTAAAGCCTTGAGTCTGTAGAATCTGCTCTTGCTTCTGCATTACCGCAGCAATCATAGCCATCTGCTGCTGTTTGTCACCAGTTCCCAAGCCTACATTGATTGACAAGTCAAACCCATTTTCCCACTCTCTAGGGTCAATAGCTACATAGCGACCTCTCAAGCGAATAATGCGAGCCTTGTCCTGATACTTGCATAGTAACTGCAACATCTTCTCAAATAAGTCTTTAATACCTGTTTCTGCAAAGATTCGAGCAATCATCTCTACCTTGCCAGCAGCAGCATTTTGAACCATAGCCACAGCAGTAGCAGTAGTGTTCTGCAAGATGTTGGCATCTAAGCCCTGACTCATCTCGTTGATACCTGTGCGTTTTGCCTGTACTTGGTCTAAATACTGTAACAATGGGAAAGACTGAGCTGCTGTAGGTGGTACGACTACTGGGTTCAGCGCATTAGGATTTTTAACACGAATTACCCCATTAGCTGTAACGGTCAATAGGTCATCTAGGTTTACTTGACCTTCAACTGCTGCCATCCTTGGTGAGTTCACCATATACATATTGTCTAGGATTTGGCGAGTAACAGTAGACTTAATCAACTGTAGGTCTGTAGCTCTATCTGCCAATGACTGACCAAAGAACTTGTGTGGCATTGGGATAGGACAGATTGAGCAGAATGGTACAAAGTCCACTTCTTCATTGTCCAGAATGTCTTTGCCAGCATAAGTTACTTTACGCAACTCAGCGATACCATCACCATCAAAGTCTACCTTGATATAGCACTCCATGACTTCCACATCTTGCATAGTATGGTCTAGGCTTGATACCTCGTCTGGCATCTCTCCTCGGTCATAGCGAGCAATGCGCTCCTCAGAATATGTTAGGTCTGAGTAAGAAGGCAGAGCATCTACCAATGTCTTGTCAAAGCCCATAGCTACTAATTCGCTACGAGTTGATAGTTTTCTGTGTGCCACAAATGGAGCATCAGCAATAGTTCTAGCCTTCTTGCTGATTAAGAACTCCTCTGGTGGGACATTCTCAACAATAACTTTGCCTGTCTTTTTAGTGCGCTTTAGCTTTACGCTGTATGAAAACACAGGTGGAACTGGCATACCTGTTACTGGGTCTTGACTAGCAGGTACTAATTCTTCCATGTCTTGACTGACCACTTCTACCTCTGGGTCTGCCAAAAGCATTGTTAATTCTTCTTCGTTTAAGCCTTCATACTTCTCTTTGGTTACATCTGTCTGGTCATCCCAGTAGACTTTAACGATACCATTCTTCTGCAACAAGGCATCTTTGAACCAGTTATGGAATAGGATTGTTCCTTGGTTGTCGTGGTTTAGCACCCAGTTAATATACTCAGTTGCTTGCTTTGCCTTTTCCTCGTCACCAGCGTTCTTAGGCTCAAAGCGAACCATCTCGTCTGATGAAGTAAAAATGCGCAGTAATTGTGGCAATGCACCATCAACTACCTCGGCTACCTCACCTGTAACGATAGAGCTTCTGCCCTCAACTTCGTTACCGTATGGCTCACGATTGTAGTATTCAAGAGCTTTTCTACGAGCATCTGTAGTCTCTGTCTCAATGAAGCCAAGAGAGTTATCAATCTCAGCATCAAGAATACCTTTTAATTGGTTATTGTCCATTATTAAACGACCCATTTAGTGTTAATTTGTAGTGGCTTAGACCACGAACTGCCTGTGTTATCTAGACCTATTGCCAAGTACCTAAAAGCATCTGAACCATGAGAAGCCCAGTCATGCAAAGGTTTCTCATAGTAAACATTTCGCTTCTCGTCAAACTCTCTCCTATAGTTTCTCAGACAATCGACTCCTTGTCTAACTCTAGGCATATTGAACCAACATCTAGGCAACAATCGTCTGACTGATTGAATACCATCATCTACCGACAATCTAGGTAAAACATCTACATTTAATCCTGCACCTTGTAGCATCTCTAACCTAGATTTTCCTGTACCTAACTCTCTGACCGATACATCATGTGGGAGCTTATGGCTTGCATTAGTCCAGCCATTGTCCTTAATCCAGTTCACATACCAGTCTAATCCTTGACCATGATTTTCTACATAGTCCATGATTCTTACTTCTTGACCTGTCATCTGAGCGACCCAAATAGCTGTGGAGTCACCCATTCCCAAGTCCCATGCAGTAAATGTCTGGCATAGGTCATCTCTTGTAACCTCGACCATTCTGCCTTTTTCTTCCAAGTCATTCATCAGCTTGCCATAGTAACTACCTTCTACAGCAGCATGGAAGCTACACTCAAACTCTTGCTGATACTTGTCCTCGCCCATCTCAGCCCTAGCTGCTTTCAACTCTGCATCTGGGACTATCTTTGTCTCGCTTGCCTTGAACTCTAGCAGTCCCCACTCAGGAGTATCTTCTGCTCGGTCTCTTAGGTCTTTAAAGTGGTTCTGTCCCTTTGGTGTGCCAATGAACAAACACCAGCCCAATCTGTCGGCTAATGCAGGTCTTAGAATCTCAGTCCAAATCTTAGGGTTTTGGTCACCAATCTCGTCTAAGATGACCCCATCAAAGTATTGCCCTCGGAGCGAATCTGGGTTATCAGAGCCATACAACTGTATTCTGCGACCCATGAAGTCTACTCGTAACTCAGAGATATTCTCTGTGCCACCTAAAGGTCTTGCATACTTACAAAGGTAATCCCAAGCCACTCGCTTTGCCTGTCCATAAGTAGGAGCAATGTAAGCATACCTAGGGTTCTCTTTGGTATTGAGAACTGCATCCTTAATAAGGTGGTTAATCGCACTAACTGTCTTACCCATTCTTCGGTGAGCTACCACTACCCCAAATCTATGGTTATCCATCAGCTCGTGAATTGCAAGCTGTGGTTCTCTAGGTTTGTAAGGAATGATTACTTCTGCCAAGTAACCACCATCTTTAGGTCTTGACCATCAGCACCACTAATCTCTTGTTTGAGTCTGTCTGAGTATTTTCTAGGGAATCTTGCAGCCATGCTTCTAGACCATAATCCTTGGTTCAGTTTAGCTGCATCTTTCTCCTCAATCATATAAGACTGAGCCATTTCTTCCCACCATGCTTGCTCATAGGCTTGAGCTTCTTCCAAGGCATGACAAAAATCCTCATATTCTTTGCGCCATCTGCATAAAGTTCTATAAGAAACATTGAGTTGCATTGCCATTTGCTCGAATGACTTGCCTAGCTTGCCAAGCTCTATAACCTTGTCACAAAAACTAGGGTCATAGTCTGTTGGTCTACCTACTGGGTTCTTTACTTCTTCCATTCCAATCCTTGCGGTTCTTGGTTGATGATTGTTTAAGTTTATATTAACTGTTGTTTTTATGCAACACTAGTGAAATGTCGGTCTATCCCCAATGAACTGTATATTATCGGTATTCAGCTCATCTGCTAAATCTAGTAAGTAAGGATAGAGTTGGCTTAAGAATATATCTTTCTCTACCAGACTATCCCATTGTATTTGTAAGTTCTTTAGATGAACTACTACCATTTAACCTTGTCTGCCCAGTAAGCTGCACTCATCTTGCCTTTAGCAATATTGGCTGAGTGTCTAGCCTTAAATGACTTTCTTCTTGCTTTATCAGCCTCAGACTCACCTTTCTTAGCTGGTGAACCTGATACTCCTTGCTGACCAAAGCGAATTGTCTTGGTCTTGTCACCTTCTTTTGCCACTACTACATGACTTTTAGTAGGATGATTTGGAGTTCTTTTTGGAGAATTAAAGCCACTAACACCTAATCTCTCAAAGAGTTTCGCTGCTTCTTTTATCTTCATGCTTTTTGCCTTTAAGAGAATCAGATATTTTTTTACAAGTTTCTTCTGGTCTCGCTTTATTTAACCAATATCTTACAGGGTTTTTTAATTTTGCTTCCCTAAGTTTCTGCTTGTGTTCTTCTGATAACTTATTGTTTTTCATGGCTTTAGAGATTTTTTCTTTAACCTCAGGTCTTTTTGCTGGATTTGCATCACCAACTAATCCACCTTGACCACCAGTAGCTAAATTAAATCTAGGGTTTAGCTTTGTAATCC